CCTGCGCGCCGCCCGCGCCGAGTGGAACCGCCTGCAGCGTGGCAGCGCCACGCTCAGCTACGTGCTCGCCAGGGGCCGGCCGGACCTGATCCCGGAACTGACCTACACCCTGCAGGGCGTGAAGACGGAGATAGACGCGATCATCTGGTACGGCGGCAATGTGCAGCACAGCCTCAGCGCCGACGGCGGCTACATCACCAGCCTGGAGCTGGAAAGCAAGCTGCCCGAGGACCTGGTCAGCGACCTGGCCGACGACACCGGCGGCGACTACACCGGCATCATCGCCTACTACCGCGACGAGAAGAGCGGGACGGAGAAGACCATCACCGCGGGAGACCAGAGCAAGCCGCGCCGCCTGCGCTATCTGTACAGCACCAAGGCCAGCGCGAAGCGGGCTGTCGATCGGGAGTTGAACCGGCTGCAAGTGAGAGGCAGGAGGTGATCGCTCTTCCAGCGCACCTTTTCCTCCACAAATTGAAGAAACCTAGCTCAGTCATTGTTCGTTGAAACTGGATAGACCATACAGAAAACTTGAACACCTCTCACAGTACCTTTGAGCTCACGCCAACCCCACCGGTGAGAGTGGCCGTAACAAAACGGATAGGTACCCGCATTAAAGCCAAACCACTAGTTTGCGTGCCGCCATCAATACAAGGGCACACAATGGAAAAGATAGAAACAAGAATAGGTGAAGCTCTAGAAGAAACCACCAGAATAATAAAAAACCACTTAAAAGGACCATTCCCAGTATTCCACGAAATATCAATAAGACATCCCATCCCACTGAACCCAGAGAGAATATACACATCCAAAACAGGAAGCGACCAAAAACAAGGAGCAACATTCAGACTAACGCTAACACCACAAAATCTATACAAAACAACAATAACAACAAAGTACAGAGACACCGAAATAGACCATACCCATGCAAAAATCTACACATATGCCCTATTCGGAATTCTCATAAGTAAGACCAAGGAAAAGTCCCCAAACTTATTCATAACCCCAGACACCAAGCTAACAAAAAGAGAGCTCGAGATATTACGTAGATCAGCAGATGGGCAAACGGCGCTATCGATATCTGAGAAACTAAGTTTATCCCCACACACAGTTAATTCTCATATTAACAGTGCCACTAGAAAGCTTAGATGCAGGAACAAGCCTCAAGCCATTGCTTTAGCTGCAATTCTCGAACTCCTCTGACCCTATCAAAACTGTTAGGAGCCAAGAAATTCATTATTTTTTGCCATAGCGATTTCAGGAGCCAAACCTAATCTTCCACTGGCAGAGCAGCCTGCTCTGCTGCCTACTCTAAGGAGATGACTATGACTACTGCAGAAAGCTTCATCAAAAACTTCATTGATGACAATTTTGAAAACCCTGAAGTACAACAACTCTACAAGGAAGCAAAGCTTGGGGAGGACTCTTTCAAAGAAAAACTTGCAGAATCTTACCTCCAACTTTACAGCCACAAACAGTCACCGGAGGTCTTCTACAGCAGTGAAAAGCAGAGCTATATCACTGGCGGAGGCGCATCCAGCCTATTTCCAATCACCAAAGACATTAACTTCGGAATAGCTTCATTCCATATCGTTGTGAACCAAACGAGCAGCGACGGATACTCTGTCGATGTTACTTCAAAGATTTTGGGTTTTAATGTCGGCACATCCAGAATGTCCTTCGAGAATGGAACGCTCCATCGTGCAGAAGAGATTGGAGGCAGCTCCCTCGGAGCGAGTTATGACGTAAACCTAAAGGTTATTGGAGGCTTTGGCCTCCAACTTGAAGCTCATGTATGGGTTAAAATTCCCATCGTAGGCAGGAAGTCCATTGATTTCGGCCCAACCTGGGTTATTTAGTCAGCAGTGAAGAAGACCCCATCAGGCAAATGGTTTGGTGGGGTCATCAAGAATTAAGTGCCTGCAGCACAGGCCAAGCGCTTCCGCTCGTAGTCCTGCTGGTGTTTTTTCAGCTCAGGAAGAGGACCATCCATATCGGCCTGCACCACTAAGTCGGACAACACCCATCCCAGTGCCTCTTAGGCCTTGAAACAGGTTTCACTGGCGGTGCTGCGAATACCAGGGCGGTACCGGTCCAGATCGCCAAAAACCTCAGTCACCTGGTCAACACTCGAGGCCTGCAACGCGTCCAGCATCCTCTGGTGCAGGTTGTCCATTAGTTCGACCTGGGCGGCCGAGTCAGCCACCACAACACACGAGACCATCAGTCCGACCGCAGCGGCCATTCCCTTGAGCCAGTTCATACGTCCCTCTCTTCACAGTGGGGCCTTCGGCTGCGACCGAAGACCCAGTCAATCAATGCCCCCTGAGAGCGCACGCCAACCGCAACAGGTCCAGTTGGTCCTGCTCGCTCATCTGGCTAAGGCAGATCAGCAGGGCGGTGAGCACGATGGGGTCAATGGGCCTATACATTGGTCTACTCCTTTGACAGGCCACCCGGCGACACGATGTCACCGTGATAGCAGCCCGGGAGTACCCCATTCTTCACATAGGCCCGCGTGCCAGAAGCAGAAATCCACGGTAGGTCGCCCGGGATTTTTTTCCCTGCTGGCGAGGTGTCCTATTTGCTTGTACGACGCGACTCAGTTGACTCTGAGATACCTCGCCCCACCCGGAGGTATGCTATTCGGTCTTCTTCCTCCATGGACTTGATGTACCTCAGCACATCAAGTTCCTCCTGACTGAGTGACTCAAGCTCTGCAGGCTGGCGACGTCCAGTTATAACGTAAAGCACATCAACCCCAAACGCATCGGCCGCAGCGAGATACAAAGCATCAGGGCTCCGTTCCCCTTTTTCGTAGTTGTATTGGCTGTTCTTCGACACATTCAGCTGGGCAGCAAAGTCCGTCTGGTTCATACCCAGCCGTTCCCGCTCCTCCTTCAGCCGTTCTCCGATTCCCACATACGTCTCCAAATGCGCTTGACTTTCCATCATTCGTAGGAAAAACTGCGCATGAATTCACACGAAATCACACGAAACGAGACTATGCACAACGCCTACCCCACCGAGCAAGCGTGCGAGAAAGCGCGCCAGCATCTGGCGAGCCAAGGGCTTTCGGCCAGGCAATGGGCGGTGAAGAACAACCTCACCCCCTCGACCGTGTACGCCGTCCTCAACCGGCAGAAGAAGTGCCTGCGCGGCGAAGCCCATCGCGCGGCTGTACTACTCGGCATCAAAGACGGCGTGATCGCACAGTAATGACCACTGCACTGGGGGGACACCAGAAGATGAAACGCCCGCTCCTAGAAACGCGGCGCCAGGTGGTCAGCGCGATCATCGGCGCCTACCCCGGCGGTCGCGAATGCGCCGCTGCCCGCCTGGGCCTCGACCTGAAGAAGTTTGACAACCACGCCTACGAGAACGCCGGCAGCAAGCCGCTCAGCGACGACCAGTTGCGCTTGCTCGAGCAGGAGGCCGGAACCACCTTCTTTCCCGAATACATTGCGCAGTTGTATAGCGGCATGTTCGTAGCGCTGAGCCAACCGGAGACACTGGACAACCTCACGCTGTACAGCCGCTCGGTGCGTGCATCAATCAAGCGGGGGGCAGTGGACCTGATCATCGCCAAGGCATTGGAAGACGGGGTGATCGAAGACGCCGAGGCCAAAGCCATCCTTGCAGCCCATGCCAGCTACATGGCCGAGCGCCATGGCGAGGTGCTGGCAGTGGTCGCTCTTCACAGTGAAGGAAGTCTCCGGTGAGACGGTCTCAGCCCTTTCCCAGCCGGGAGCGAATTTCCTTGAGAGCGGTGGCCAGATCATCCACGGCAAAACGGATGTCTTCTGCGTTCACCGCCAACGCTGGAAAGCTACCCGACGCAGTATGCGTTTGTGTCGAGCGCCCGGTCATGACTTTGACCAATTTGTCGTGGCGCTCCTGCAACCGCTCGATCAAGCGCTGTACGTCCTTTTCAGAGTGATGACCCATGGCAAACCTCAACGACCAAGCTAGAGAAGAACTGCTCAGCGTACTGGACTGTGCTCAGCAGCGGCTAGACACGCTAAGGGAAACAGTCCGTACCGCCAAGGGGACGCTGGCAGACAGCGATATCCGCATCGCAATAGGTGACGCTCTTACGCCATTGAACATCGCCTTCGAGCTCATGGAGGCCCTGTAGTCATGAGCGTCTACAAGCTTGTCTGCCCCTGCTGCCACAGCCGGATGCGGATCCGCTCCTCCGAGGGCCAAACCCCGTGCTTCCGCTCGATGTACGCGCAATGCACAAACGCGCTCTGCGGCGCCACCTTCACCGGCTCCCTGAGCTGGGACTACCAGCTCAGCCCCTCGGGCCTCGAGCGGCCACTGCTGGTGCTCCCCATGGCGCCTTCGAAAACCCGTCAACTGGCACGCCGCGACCTCGCGGCCGCAACCAACCAGTTGGACCTGCTGGACCACATGGAGTGCATGCAATGAACTGCACCAACGACTACCGCAGCACCATGCAGCAAGCCGCCGCAGCGTACCTGCAGGCCAACGCCAACCAGTATCTGTCCTCCGGCTCCGACCGGTTGTTCGATGCCTGTGTCAACCATTTGGCCAAAGGCCTCGAGGTTCCCCAGTTCATGGCCGAGCAACTCGCCCAGCGCGCGTGGAATGAAGTCTTCGCGGGGCCAGATCCTATCTGGCTGGGTATCGACTGGGGCCAGGGAGACGACGAGGTGGTTTACCTGATCGACACCCGCAATCACTGCCGCTTCCCGATCCCGGCCCGCTATCTGCCCGCGCACCTGCTCAAACAGCGCCCCCAGCACACCCAGTAATCCCTGAAACACGCCCTACCCACTGCCGTGGGTTTGGGGAAGTTACGCCCAGAATTCGAGGTATCACCGCCATGAGCGGCCACATTTCAATCACCGTCGAAGTCGACCAGAACCAGGCTGAGAAGTACCTGCTCTGGCTGGTCAGCCAGTACGAAGCCGCCATGGCCGAGTGCTGGTACGACGATCGCTACCGCTATACGCCGCAGGGGCTGCGCGGCAAGCGCATCCTCGAGGACCGCCCACACATTGCTGGCATCTGCCGGACGATCCGCGAACTGCGCAAGCAGGTTCGGGGGCGCGCATGAAGGAAATGGACCGCGAGCTCAAGGCCGACGTGCTGCGCCGCCTGCAGGATCAGTACGGCCTGACGCCGATCAAGGGCACGAAGTACATGCGCAAAGGCGAGTGCCCGACGTGCGGCAAAAAGGAGCTCTACACCCTGGTCGACAGCCCCTGGTTCATCCGCTGCGGGCGCGGCAAGTGCGGCGACACCTGGCACATCAAGGAAATCTACCCGGAGCTCTTCGACGACTGGAGCAAGCGAGCGCCGGCCACCGACAAGGAACCTGCAGCCTCGGCCCGGGCGTATCTGGCGCACGCCCGCGGCTTCGACCTGGCGCTGATCGATGGCTGGTACAGCCAGGAAAACTACTGGGACCGCGACCTTGAGATCGGTAGCGCGACAGTACGCTTCCCGCTGAAGAAAGGCGGCTACTGGGAACGCCTGATCGATCGCCCGAGCCGCTTCGGCAAGAAGAAGGCCCGCTTCAAGCCGGGCGACAGCCCGCGCGGCGTCTGGTGGTGCCCACCCAGCGTCGACCTGCAGGAGGTGAAGGAGCTGTGGATCGTCGAAGGTATCTTCGACGCCATCGCGCTGCTGCACCACGGCATCGACGCCGTGTCGGCCATGAGTTCCAACGCCTTCCCCGAGCAGTCTTTGCGCGAACTCGCGACAGCCCGTGGCGGCAAGCTGCCGAAACTGATCTGGGCGCTGGACAACGAACCCGGCGCCCACAGGTACACCCGGCGGTGGGTGACCGAGGCGCGCGCCCTGGGCTACGTCTGCGAAGCGGCCCAACTACCGCAACGCAACAACCGCAAATTCGACTGGAACGACCTGCACCAGCGCTGGATGTTCATCGATGACGCGGCCGAGCGCGTCGCGCAGATCGAGAAAGACCTCAAGACCGCGCGTCATGAGGGCGCGCTGCTGATCGCCGAGAGTGCCGCCGAGAAGGCCCTGCTGATGTACGACTGGGGCAAGCGCGGTGAATTCCACTTCCGCTTCGCCAACCGCCTCTACTGGTTCAAGCTGGATATCGAGAAGTTCAACAAGGCCATGCAGAGCCTCGAGGACAGCGACAACCACGACGACCAATTGCTGAACCAGAAACAGATGCGCGACAAGGCCCTGCAGCAAGCCGGCGGCGTCGTGGAAATCGCCAACTGCTTCCCCCAGGCCCTGTACTTCCAGCGCAACGAGGTCACAGACGAGAGCTGGTACTACTTCCGCATCGATCGCCCCGACGACGAGAGCGTGAAGAACACCTTCACCAGCGCCCAAGTCGCGGCGGCCAGCGAGTTCAAGAAGCGCCTGCTCGGCGTGGCAGCGGGGGCGATCTTCACCGGCAGCGGCGCGCAGCTCGACCAGATCATGAAGCTGCAACTCACCGGCCTGAAGACGGTGGCCACCATCGATTACCTGGGCTACAGCCGGGAGCATGCCTGCTACGTCCTGGGCGACGTGGCGGTGCGCGGCGGCGTGATCGAGAAGGCCAACGCCGAAGACTTCTTCGAATTCCAAAAGCTGCGCCTGAAGACCCTGCAGCGTTCGATCAAGCTGCAGATCGCCACCGACGCCAAGGACTACCGCCCCGAGTGGCTGGACTGGCTGTGGACCTGCTTCGGCGCCAAGGGCCTGGTGGCGCTGGCATTCTGGTTCGGCTCGCTGTTCGCGGAGCAGATCCGCGCCGAGTTCCAGTCCTTTCCATTCCTCGAGGCCACCGGCGAGGCCGGTGCCGGCAAGTCCACACTGATCACCTTCCTGTGGAAGCTGCTCGGCCGGGCGGACGAGGAAGGCCAGGACCCGTCGAAGATGACCAAGGCGGGCCTGCGCCGCTGGCTGACCCAGCTGTCGAACATGCCCATGGTCATGCTCGAGGCCGACCGCAGCGACAACAGCCGCGCCGGCGGCGCCGCCAAGTCCTTCGACTGGGACGAGTTCAAGCCGCTGTTCAACGGTCGCGCGTTGGGCGTGACCGGCCAGAAGACCGCCGGCAACGAGACCTACGAGCCCCCCTTCCGCGGCACCCTGGTGATGAGCCAGAACGCCACGGTGCAGGCCTCCGAAGCGATCATGACCCGTATCGTGAAGCTGCACTTCATTCGCCCGGAAATCACCCGCGAGAGCCAGGCCGCGGCCGACAACCTCAACCACCTGGGCGTGCTCGAGGTCAGCCACTTCCTGCTGATGGCCATCCGCGCCGAGGCCCGCGTGCTGGAGTGCTTCCGCGAGCGGCTGAAGGTCCACAGCGCGACGCTGCGCGCTCTGAAACAGATTCGTATCGAGCGGCTGATACTCAACCACGCGCAGATGATGGCCCTGGTCGACGCGCTGCGCCTGGTGGTGCCGCTGTCCGAGCACCAGCTCGCCTGCGCTCAGCAGACCCTGATGACGATGGCCCTGGAGCGCCAGGACGCCGTCAACGCCGACGCGCCCGAGGTGGCCGAGTTCTGGGAGGTCTACGACTACCTCGAAAACCTCAGCGAAGAGCCGGTGCTCAACCACAGCAAGAACCCCGGAACCATCGCCATCAACCTTAATGAGTTCGTGAAGCTGGCCGCCGACCACCGCCAGAAGGTGGCCGACGCGGCAACCCTGCGCGACCTGCTGAAAGAGTCCCGCCGGCACAAATTCATCGAATACAAGGCCGTCGACAGCGCAGTGCGCGCGGCACACGCCCGCCAGAACCCTTTCACCAACCGACCCAGCACCGTCAAGTGCTGGATTTTCCAAGCCTGACCGGCGCGGCAACGCCGGAACCACAATCCGATAGGAGAGACACCATGCAACCCCTCCCCCACGACTATCTGCAACTGATCCACGACTTCCAGACCAGGCAGCAGGAGAACGAGGTAGCCGGCCTCACCGCGCTGAAACGCCTGCTGCCGATCGCCCAGCGCGACAGCGGCCAGAGCGGCGTGATCGGTCGGTTCCTGCTCGGCCTGTACAACGGCCAAGCCCACCGCTTCGACCTCACCGAGCTGCGCCGCCTCGACCCAGCGCTGTTCGATGCGTGCCTGTCCGTGCTGCGCATGGACTACGCCCCGAAACAGGAAGTGCATGAGTACTTCGAAAACGGCGATGCGATCTGGCAGGACCTGAGCAAGCGCTGGGCCGCAGCGACGCTTGCAGCATAAGGAGGCTGACTGTGGATGTGATCGACCAAGCCAACGAACGGGCCGAGAACATGGTCCAGGCCGCCCTGGCCCAGCGGACAAACACCCGCCTGGCGCCCAGCGCCCTCTGGTGCGAGGACTGCGGAGAGCAGATACCCGAGGCCCGCCGCCAGGCTGCTCCGGGCTGCGAGTGCTGCATCAGTTGTCAGGAACTGCGCGAGCACCCCGCGCGGCGCTGAAGAAGAGGCGCCAGGGAGCGGCAACTCCCTGGCGCCAACCACCCCAAAGGAGAGACACCATGCAAGCGAATCAGCCTCAAGGCGGCGGCGCCAAGGCTAGCACAACCACGTCGGCGGCTCGCACTCGCCCAGCGATGGCCAGCAAGCGGCTGGACCTTCCGAGCATCTGTGATATCTGCGGCAACGCACGTTCCACCGGCAAACACCAACGCTGCAGCCGAATTCGCCAACAGGCCAAGGCTGTCGAGTGGACCAGCTACATGGCCAACCTGGCGGCCAGGAAAACGCAGGGAGGGCGGCGGCATGCTTAAGCGTACCCTCTACCACTTCCACTTCTGCTGCGGCCTGGGCGGCGGCGCCAAGGGCTTCAACCGCTCGCGCCCGCGCGTCGGCAATGTCGAAGCGCACTGGGAATGTCTCGGTGGCATCGACGTCGATGCGGGCGTCTTGCGCGATTTCGCCAAACTGGCTGGCGTACCAGGCACCCAGTTGGACCTGTTCACCCGCGACCAATACATCCGCTTCCATGGAAAGGAGCCGCCCGCCGATTGGCGGGAGGCAACCCCGGAGGACATCCGTCGCGCCGCCGGCGGCAAAAGACCGGATTGCGTGTTCATTTCCAGCCCCTGCAAGGGCGCGAGCGGCCTGCTGTCCGAGGAAAAGGCGAAAACTCCCCGCTACCAGGCCCTCAACGAACTGACCCTGCGCTGCATCTGGCTGATGGGCGAGGCCTGGGCGGATGACCCGGTGCCGCTGATCGCCTTCGAGAATGTCCCACGCCTGGCAACCCGTGGCCGGCACCTGCTCGACCAGATCGGCCAGTTGCTTGGCCACTACGGCTTCGCCAACGCCGAAACCACCCACGACTGCGGCGAGTTGGGAGGGCTGGCGCAGAGCCGCAAGCGCTTCCTGCTGGTGGCACGGAACATCGAAAAGGTCCCAGCCTTCCTGTACGAGCCGGAGAAGAAGAGCCTGCGCGCCGTCGGCGACATCCTCGGCCGTATGCCGCTGCCCGGCGACATCGAGGCCGCGGGCCCGATGCACCGCGTGCCATCGTTGCAGTGGCGGACCTGGGTGCGGCTCGCCCTGGTACGCGCCGGCAGCGACTGGCGCAGCCTGAACGAGCTGGCGATCGAGGATGGCCACCTGCGCGACCTAGTAATCGTGCCGGAGTACCGCTCCGGCTACATGGGGGTACATGGGTGGGACGACACTGCCGGCACCATCGCCGGCCGCTCCGGCCCTACCAACGGTGCGTTCTCGGTCGCCGACCCGCGCTACCGTCAGGCTTCGAACTGGAACCACGGCCAGCAGTTCGGGGTGATCCGCTGGGCCGAGTCAGCGCCGACTATCCCTGGGCAAACGACGCCAGGCCAAGGCACCTTCAGCGTCGCCGACCCGCGCCCCAACTGGAACCGCCACAGCGGCAACTATCGGGTGATCCGCTACGACCAACCTGCAGGCACCATCATCGCCGGCGGCAAGGGCGTCCAGGGCGGCCAGCAGTCGGTGGCAGACCCGCGCATCCTGCACCGCGGCAAGGGCGACAACTACCTGACCGGCGGCCACTACGGGGTGATCGGCTTCAACCAGCATTCCGGCGCCATCGCGGCCAGCTCCCGCTACGACAGCGGCCGATTCAGCGTCGCTGACCCACGCATCCCAGCAGCGGACGAACGCCTGACCTGCATTATCCGCAGCCTCGACGGCACCTGGCACCGCCCCTTCACCACGCTGGAAAAGGCAGCCCTACAGAGCCTGGTCGAGCCCGAGGAATACCTGGTGCTCGACGGTATGAGCGACAAGGACTGGAGCGAGCGCATCGGCAACGCCGTGCCGCCACACGCCGCTGAGGCCATCGCCGATGTCATGGGCACCACCCTGCTGCTGGCCGAGCAGGGCGAGACCTTCAGGCTCAGCAAAACCCCAATCTGGGTGCGCAACGTGGCGGTGGCGCTGAGCGTTTCACAACCCGCTGAAAGTCGCTGAGGTGAACGGCATGCACGAATTATTGAAGATGCTGGACAACCCGCGCAGCTTGCTGAACTTCTCGCTGGCGATTCTGGCTGTCCTGGCGGTGTTCTTCATGTTGAAGAGCGGCGCGCAAGCTGATTCGAGCCCCGTCATCGATACCCAGAAAACAGGGGCCATCATTCTAGTCAGTCCCGAGGGAGACAGGGCGGTATGATCAAGCAGCCCCCGGGCACAATCCTGACCTTCGAGGATCTGCAGCAGCTAACCGGATACACCAAGCGCTCTGGTGTAGAGCGGGCACTGCGTAAACAGGGAATCCGTTGGTTCTGGGGCCGTCACGGCCCCTGGACCACCATTGAAATGGTCAATCAGGCAGGCGGGCAAGCAGCGGACGACGGGCAGTACGACAGCAGAATCCTATGAGGCGATCCCGCAAGCGGAAGCATAATCCGCACATACCTCAGCACATCGACCAGGCCGCCATTCCGGCGGCCGTTTTCTTCGATCATCGTGGTAACGGCGTGTGGTACACGCTGCATTATGATGAAGGAGGCCGCCAGCGGCGAACGAACCTCGCCCCCTCCTACGTGAGCCTCTCCGAGCTCCACCGCATCATGGAGGAACGGGACGGGATCGATCGAGACAGCCTGGCGCACCTGTGCAGCGAGTTCCATAAGAGCACTCAGTTCAAGCGGTTGAAACCCAAGACCCAGAGCGACTACGAGTATTGCCGGGAAATTCTACTGGCCATCCCAACGCGGCTAAAGAAGCCGCTCGGCGAGTTGGCAGTTCGAAAGTTCTCCCCTGCTCTAGTACAGCGCTTGGTCGACCGTATTGCCGAAGAAGGCACCCCTTCGAAAGCCGCCCATGTGCTGCGCTACTTGCGACGAGTGATGCAGTGGGGCCGCAACCGCGGCTACCTTGAAATCAACGTCGCCCAAGGCATCGAAGCGCCTGTAGAACGAAAGCAGCGTCGCCTTCCTGCCCCGACGGTGATGTACCGTCTGATCAATCGGGCACGCGAATTGGGCAAGCTCAAGCGAGGGCAACCAGGCGCATGTCCCGCATACCTAAGCAGCGTCATGGAACTGGCCTACTTATGTCGCCTTCGCGGTATCGAGACAGTCACCCTCAGCGACGCCAACGAACTCCCCGAGGGCGTACTTACGAACCGCAGAAAGGGCAGTCGCAACAACGTCGTGCGCTGGACACCTCGCCTGCGGGCTGCGTGGAACCATGCGAAGGCCTACCGTGCCCAGGTATGGACCTCGAAGTCCATACCAACCCCGACCGAGCCGGAACGGCGGCCGATCATCGTAGCATCGCACGGCGGCTCACTGCAGAAGTCGAGTCTAGACTCAGCCTGGCAGCGGTTCATCACCGCCGCCCTCGAGGGTGGCATCATCACTCCCGACCAGCGCTTCGGGCTGCACGACCTCAAGCGGCGCGGCATTACCGACACCCCCGGCACCAGAGCCGATAAGCAAGAGGCCAGTGGCCACCGAGACGAGTCGATGCTTGATGTCTACGATCTGAGCGTGCCTCTCGTATCTCCTTCCGCCGACTGACTCGCGTGTGTAACCGGCAGGTCCCGCTACAAGACCTAGTGAAGCCGCCACGAAACACTTAAAAATTCGGAGTCCTTTCTGGTGGTAGACCGTACAAACCTGCCACATTGTGGGCGCATTTCAGCGCGATCCCGGAACGTCTACCGTTTATCAGCGTCATAGCCACTGATGATGACGTTTATTGACATAGCCGAGTTGACACAGGAACAATCCACCCCCATTTTGAAAAGGCGTTACCACTGTGGAAAAAACACAGGTGGATAACCGCCAAAAATTGGGCACGGAGACAGCCATGGGCCACGCACTGAAGAAAACCGACCGCATCTATATCCCGCCGCGCGACAAGTCGCAGGTAGCGGTAGCGCGTCCGGCTGAAGGCGAATACAAGGCCCAGCTCGAAAAGGCTTTCTGCGCCGCATTCCAGCGGTACGAGAAAGCGCTTGAGGAACTGGCCAAGGTATAAGCCGTGACCGGTAGGGACCTCTCGCAATTCGGCGAGATTTGCGAAGGCATTCGCTACCTCACTGTCGACGCGCTGGTTTGGATAAACCAGCAACTCATCCTCAGCCAAACCCCGGCCGAAATGGTCGGGGTTCTGAAGCCGAATGAGCTTGAGTCTTCGCAACAACGCCCCGCTCAGTACCGTTGCTACGCCCAGAATCAGGACATGTACTGTCTAGCTTCTGTCCTCATGGAAAGCCTGGTAAGAAATCACCCCTTCGCCAACGCCAACAAAAGGACTGCCGCCGCCGCCGGCTTCATATTCCTGTTGATGAATGGTTACGAACTCACCGCCCCAGGGCATGAGCTCGTCACGATTCTGGTCGGCCTTTCCACCGGAGAGTACGACAGGGAAGATATCGAGAACTGGCTTGCGCACTGGGGCCGCGACTACGATAGCCGTAACCTCAATGCACCTGATGCCTGGCTTGAAATGTACGCAGCCACGCTGAACGTCGTCGCCGGCGAGTAGTCCAGCGCTCAGCGTGTTTACCACGCTGTACTGATAGCTTTCGACGCGCATACCTGACCGTAATTTCCTCGACCTTAGTCTGAAAGGGCCTTTTCCAGGCGATATACGTTCGCCCGCTTCCAGTTGCGACATCGTAATCCGCCCGCCAACCTTCTTGTGCCTTCTGCTCAGCAGTTCGCATAGCGCCCCCCCTGTCGAATCCCCTCCTACCGACTGGCACCCGTGCGTAACAAGTAGGCTAGAAGCCGCATGCTTCCAGGCTTTTCTGCACGCCCATACGTAACAAGAATCAACGTAACCAACTGATTTCAAAGCATTGCCTAGCTTTCTTGTAATCAGTAGGTCCCGGGTTCGACTCCTGGTGCCGGCACCATATAAATCAAGCACTTACAGCTAGCTTTTGCCTGGCGCTACGTAACAAGCCCACGTAAAAGCCCATCACGCCTCCACTTACTCTATCCCTGATTGCTCTTGTGCTGGGGGGATACGATCGGGCACGGTCTCTCCAGAATTCCTCTAGGAGAGACATCATTGAAGAACGCACGCTTACGCCAACCATTGGATGCGGAATACGCCCAAGCACTGGGGGAGGCGGCCTTTGTCTTCAGCATCCTTGAATGGAATGCCATCTGGGCCTGCGAGCGCATAAAGCCTGGCTCCATCAACGAGCTAAATCCCAAAACCGCTGGCGCGATTGCCAAGAGATTGCTCTTGCTGGCTGATGGGTTAGCGGAACACCCGGATCGAACTGAGTTCATGCTATGCGCTCAAAAATTCAGCGAACTGGTGGAGCACCGCAACGGTTTAATGCATGGCCGCCCAGGTACCGACTCATCCGATCAGAAAGCAAAGCTTTTTCGAAACGGAGAGGCATGGACCGCACAGAAAATCCAGGATATTGCGAATGAGTTCTCAGAATGCAGCATCCAGCTCAATAAGCACCTCCATGGCTTTCTAAAGGCGGTGCGGTAGCCCCTAAGCCCATCAGCCGCTTACATCGGGGCTACATCAGCGGCGGCTCTAGCTCCAGAGCTCTAGTTTTCACTCACCCCACCTGTCGGGCCGCTCGCGCCAAGATTTGACGGTACGGGGATAGTCATCTAGATTCCGCACCAACACACCCGCCAAGCCTCTGCTGAAGCCTCTTCAGAATGCTCAAATCGGCGGGTTTTTTTTGCCATGGAGATTTGCTGCATGAGGCCATTCGATAAACCGGCCCTCACAGTAGAAGAGCAACTGGATCTGCTTAAGCACCGCGGCCTCACCGTAGCCAATGACGAGCGCGCCACTCGATTCCTTGAGGTCGTAACGCTCTTTCGGCTCAGTCCTTACATGCGCCCTTTCCAAGAGCCTGGTGCAGACCATAGGTTCAAGGAAGGCAGCTCCCTGCGAGAGATCGTTGAGATTTACCGCTTCGATGCCAAGCTACGCCATCAGGTAATGGCTGCCATCGAAAAGGTAGAGGTCGCTATGCGCGCCTGCCTAAGTAATCACATGTCTCCGAACTATGGCGCCGACTGGTTTTGCGACAAGAACAATTTTCTGCGTGACTTTCGCCATGCAGAGCTACTTCGGCCGCTCCATGACAAAATCCGGAACGAGAAAGAAAAGCTCGAGAGGGAGGCCAATCGCATCAACGCTGGCCCCCAAACGAATGATCAAAAGCGCGCACGAATCGAAAGCCGAATGTGACCTGCCCCCCGATTTCAGTACCACGTCAAACTTAGTAGAGTCCGTTTTCCGAGCAGGAGACGGCAGTGAAAAA